CCCAGTATTAGTAGGTGCTGATTTCTTGAGTCAAATCGATGCTCTGATCGATGTAAATAAAACTAAGTCTAATAAACTTACCTAAGATCCTTCTTGGCGAATTCAACAAATTTATAAAACTCTGATCGACTTGAGTCTGCATTATCTAAAAATGCTCCAGTCATTCTTGCTGTTCGCATTGTTGAATCGTGTTTAATACCTCTATTAGAGCAGCATGTATGATTTGCTTCAATCACAACCGCAACTCCTTTATTGCCTTCGCATATTGTATCGATATATGAGCTAATTTGCGAAGTTAAATTTTCCTGCACTTGAGGTCTTCTAGAGAACCAATCTACAACGCGATTAAGTTTACTAAGACCGATAACCTTACCGTCTCTACTCGGAATGTACGCGACATGTGCTACTCCTGTAAATAATGCATGGTGATGGCTACACATACTATTTACTTTAATATTGTTCTGGCATACAATTCCATCATACTTATCAACATTATCGAACGCAGTAATACTAGGTGAATCCGAATAACATCCGCTAGCGAAATCATTTACAAAAGCCTTTGCAACCCTCATAGGAGTATCAGCTGAATTAGGATCATTTCTCCAGTCAAATCCCAGCGCATCCATATATGCTTCATATGCCTTAGATGCATTTGTAATGATTTCTTGTTTCTCTTCTTCTGTTCGAGGTTTATTGTGATTTGCGTATTTTAACATATAATAAATATAGTATATTTCTTACGAAAGTCAATAAATAAAGATGTGAAAAAGTTTAATCAAATATTAAGTTTATACGTCGAGGATAATATAGATCTAGTAAAGGTCAGGCTTAAAGTTGATCCGAAGGATAGAAATATTGTTGATTATAAAGACTTTGACGGATACGAAGGGTATATTTTAAAGGAGGGTGCTTATTATAATGTATTTTTCTTACAAGAAAATCTACCAGTTTTACAAGTTCCCTTTTCTATTATAAGTGTGACGGATATAGAAGATACTAACAAGTTCGATACCGTTAAAATGGCTGCCCTTAAATTACTCGACAAAAAGGGATGTTTAACGGATAGTAAAATTAGAAAGATAGGGATGTGTAATGAGGTTGAATTCTTTGAACAATACTTAAGAGAGGAAGGCGTTACAGATTCAGAGATAAAAGATTTATACAAAAATAATTTATTTGAAAATGTATTGACAGAGAAGGTAAACTGGGGTAGGTTGGCTGGTTTAGCAGCTACAGGAGTGTTCGCTCCTGGTTATGCTGCGGATCTAGTAGCTAAAAAAACTAAAGAAAGAACTGGAGAAATATTCGGAAAAATATTAGATCCTCGTAGAAAAATATTTGGTAATGATGAAGATCCAAATAAAAAACAATATGGAACCTCTTCAGGCAATAAAGGACTAACAATATCTCCAAACCGATATAGAAATGCAGGGCCGGGAAATTTACCTACAATATTAAAAAGTGACTTTTATTATTTATCTAGGAAACACGTACAGCAAGGGAAGGTAGTAGAAACACCACCGAAATCTAACAAGTTTGTATCTGTAGATAATACAGCTGTGTTTACAATTGATTTAAACCAAGGCCAAGAGTTAATTAAATATAATAATATTCCATACATTATTGACGATATAGCCAAATCGGATCCTAGTAAATTAGGTCTTGTAATGTCTGCATATAGTAAGGGAGACTTTAAGGGTTTTTTAGATCGTTTAAAAGATATTACTCCCGCTAAACCATCTGCCCCGACGAGTTCATCAACAGCTTCGGTGCAAGCTACTACCCCGGGAGCTATTAATGTATCTAGTACCCCTTCCAGCAATTCTGCTACTACTGCTCCTAGCACAACAGCTTCTACAGCTACAATACCATAATTATTTAATTTGATTTTTTTATTTTATAGTATATACTTATATTATTATGAGTATGTATCAATCAACTAAAGTAATCGAATTAGGGTCTTGCGCATTTAGGCAATGGAAAGCAGAACACTCTCACTGCAAGTATATTCACGGGTATCAACTTAAAGCTAAAATCTGGTTTGGTGGTAAGGAACTAGATGATAAAAACTGGATGGTAGATTTTGGAGGTCTGAAAGAGCTCAAAAAGAAACTACAAGAGCAATTCGATCATACTACCGTAGTTGCTGCAGACGATCCTAAACTTGATGTATTCAAAGAGTTAGATAAACAAGGCATTATACAGCTAAGAGTAATGCCTGATGGTGTAGGTATAGAGAGAACTGCCGAATATGTCTGGAAGACTGCTAATGATCACGTTAAAGAGCTTACTGATGGTCGTTGTTGGTGTGTTAAAGTTGAGGTATTCGAGCATGAAGAGAACTCAGCAACTTATTCAGGAACATCGGAGAAAGCTAAAGAGGTAATTGATAGTCAGGATGCTGATATTATATCTAAATTAGGTTCTGTATCTGAGGAGGTAAAAGCAACATTTTCAGATAACCTAGAAACTAAAAATGTACAAGGGAGAAGGCCTGCACCGGTAGGAAACGCCGGTAACAAATCTTTAAAGGAGATATTTGAAACATAATTAACTGTCTAGTTTATCACAAATAAATGACAGTAGAGGGTGTCTAACAATTTCTGCACTGGTGAAAGTAAAGGTATGAATTCCCATATCTTTACTTTCTTCGTCATCAAAAATATCGTAAACTTCCTTATACCCGGATTTACCTCCAATATCGCTTTGTTTACAATCTCCTAAAAGGATATACTTAGAGCCTAATCCAAATCTTGTCAGTACTGTTATAAGTTCGCTTTTAGTCATATTTTGACATTCATCGACAATAACAATACTATTTTTAAATGTTAGACCTCTTACTAAGTTAACCGGAACGCAATTAATAATTCCGGTAGTCATTATATGTTTAGCATCGCCGGGAGATAATATTTCATTCAATTTATCAAGTAGAGGCATAGACCATGGGTGAAATTTTTCATTTATATCACCGGGTAAGTGTCCAAGCTTGCTGCTAGCAGACTCAACAACGCTTCTTATATATACTATTTCTTCTACTAAATTCTTTCTTAGAGAAAGAAGAGCTGCTAATACTGCAATGTAGGTCTTGGCACTCCCTGCAGGTCCATTTACTATAGATAGATTATTATCTCTATTTAAGACACATTCTAAGAATTCTTTATGCAGACCTGTGAGCTCAAACTCATTAATAATGTCGTAGTTAGTGTTCCAACGTCGTTCCATGCTAGTTGTTACTTCGCTTGAAAGACCCGATACAGGGCGTTGTTTCTTTGCCATACACTATTATTTATTCAAAAATATGTGGGAAAAAAATTTAAAAAAACGCTGTAATTTTGAGCATAGAATGACTATAGTGTTGACTTGAATGAATAACACCATAAATATATATCATTATGAGGATAGCAGTATCTGGAACAGCAAATACAGGAAAGACGACATTTATAAAAGATTTCTTAAAGAAATGGGATAATTATTCTACCCCCGAAAAAAACTATCGCGACGTTTTGAAGGAAAAAAAATTAAAACATAGCGATAAGACCAATAAAGAGACACAGAAGTGTATTTTAGATTTTTTAGTTAATCAGCAAAAGGAATACACTAAAGACGACAACATTATATATGATAGATGCCCATGGGATAACTTAGTTTATTCTATGTGGGCGCTGGAGCAAGAAGATAGCGATATTGACGAGAAATTTATTGATGAATGTATCCCTATCGTTAGAGATTCTATGAAGGATTTAGATATTATATTTTTTACCCCTTTAACAAAAGCGTCTCCTATAAAGATTGAAGACGATGGAGTTCGTCAAGCTGATGAAAGGTATATACAGAATATAGATAGTGTATTTAAGGAATTCTATCGCCGTTATATGCATCAAAGTTTCGAGCCCTTTTTTCCACAAGGTGATGTACCTGCTATAATAGAATTGTTCGGGGCCCCGTCGGAGAGGGTGTATATGGCAGGTTTGTATATAGATGTCGATGGCGACGCAATCGAAGGAGACATGGAGTCTCTGTTAGGAGAAGAAAGTCTAAAAGACCTTATAGGTGAGCAGAAATCAGAGATTTTTAAATCTACAGGAATTATTACGCAGTAAGATCTGTACCTAAAATACCAAAAATATCATCTTGGGTTATTAGTTCCAGCATTATCTGTATCGGGTATGTAATACCATTGTAG